GGCCTGACTTAGATAATAATATTTACGATATTTATGATTGATTTCTATTCAGAAACAATAAAAAACCCCCGGCGTTAGCCGGAGGTTTCTTTAATTAAATCACTTGCTGTAAGTACGACCACGATATACAAAGGTACCGTGTGTAGCTTCTTCAGGGCGATTAGGCATATCGTAATGCACTCCACGATAAGAATGTTCGCGCAGGCGTGCAGATTTGAACTCACGCTGTGCACGAAGCATACGCTCACGAGCATTAACGAGACCTTGGGTTTGAACAGTAGTCATGATTGGAACTCCAATAGTGTGTTTGAAATTCCCGTTCCTTCAGCCCTATCTTGGCTTACTTGCGTCGGAGTTATCCGATGAACGTACTTTTTAAGTTTAGCCGTTATTAACAGTTTACGGTGAACTATTTGTAAGGGTTAGGTGAATACGTAGTTCCCATTTTATCTCTCATATATGTGTTGTATTTATTTCTGACTTCGGCAACTTTGCGATTAAAGCTTCCGTCGTCACTGTAGCCCAATCGATCTGCTTCTGTAATAGCTTTTTCCATGAAGGTAGATGGGTAATGACTGTAGTTCCAGCCGTCAGCAGCTGCTGGAGAATCAGGACTTTCTCCAGGCAAAGTAGCCCGCGCTTCAGGGTCGTAGTTAGAGTCTAATCCTTTCATAAAATCGCGCATCCCAGCTTGAGCATAAACTTCAGCTTCAAAGATAGGAGTAGACTTATCTACGTATGTTGATAGCAAGTCAGATTTAGAGGGTCGAGTAACAGCTCTAGTTAATCTTGCGGCAGGCTGATCAACTCCTGATAAAGGAATGGGATTAACGCCTTTACCTGTAAGTGATTGGCCTAATCTCTGCAAAAAATTGCCATTGGATTTAGGATCAGTCAAGTGAGCTAATTCGTGAGCGTATGTAGTAATGTCACCCCCTAATTTATTGTCTCCTATGTAGACGAGGTCTGGACCCATAGCCATACCACCACCCAATGATCCTAAATTATTGATTTTTACATTATCAGTACTACGATTAGGGTTTTGTTTGAACTGTTCTTCAACAGCAATAGCTGCTGGTGACTTAACTGGTTTCCCTTGTACAAATGTGACACCAGGACGAATAGGAGCGCTAGCAGACTTGGCTTTAGGGGCTAAAGCGGGTGCAGCACCGAGAGTTGGTTTAGGAGTTAGTGCTTTGCTAAGCTGCTCACCAGCCCAACGTTCCACCCTTGCAAAAGGGTTCATATTGGCTTTAGCGGCGGCATTGTAATCGTTATATAACTTGCCGTCATCTGCCTTGTAGTATGTCCTTTCTTTACCAGTCTTCGGATCAGTTCTAGTTACGTTAGCACCCACGACTCTACAGCAATACAATAACTATATTTTAACTAGTGAGTCTCTTGCCTTCAGCCCTCTAGGCTTACTTGCAACTAAACAGTCGAACGCACTCCTATTACTAGGGTACAATAAAAATAAATCTTGTGCAAAGACGTGCACAAATATAAACAATGTCAAGAGCCTTTAGAAGACAGCTAAGCGAGGGTACACGTAATAGCATTGCGCGTAAACAAGCTAGATATATGCAAATGTTTGGTGATGAAGATCCAAAGAAAATTGCAGCGCTTATAGCTGCTAAAGGTGATGACTACTATAGATTAGATAAATTCCCTGATCAAGCATTAGTTGGAAGAGCTGAAACAGATTTTGATGGATTTAGAACTGGCACACCTGATATGAATGTGTTAGCAGCTGATATGCGGAGGTTCTATGGAATGAACGCTCAGCCTGCAGCAACTGTTCAGCCTATAGTGGTTGTGCAGCAAAAAGCTCCAGCACCTGTACGTGAAATAAGCCAAGGACCAATGCAAGGTCCTGTTGAAGCACAGAAATATAAAGATGATTACGTAGAGCAAGTAGTTGATAACTATGAATTACCTGACATGAGCTACGTAGATAAAACAATTAAAGAGCTGGAACAAGGACAAAATAACAATTTAGCAATGCTTGCTATAGCAGCTGGTGGTTTAGCTGGAGGCGCTGCTTTGTCTCAACCTAAAGAGCAAGAGTTGACACCAGAACAGATAATTGCACTAAGGCAAGCAGGCCTTATCTAGTGAGTCTCTTGCCAGCTCTTACCAATACCTGCAGCCGCAGTAATAGGCACACGGAACCTGTAGTACTGCCCTGCTTTAGGTGCAGCTTCTTCAAGCAACTTGGCTACACGCTCTGCTTCGCTAGGGACAACTGAGAACTGCTGTTCATCGTGCACATAAGCGCAGCGAGTGTAGTCAGTGTCGTAAGTCAGTCCTGCTTCATCGAGTAGCTGCTGACCCACGACGACCCATCGCTTGGACAATATAGCGCCAGCGCTTTGCAATAGATAGTTGAGTGATGCGTGTTCAGCACGACAGAATATAGGACGCCCATCAAGGCCCCTAAGACGACCGCTATCACGAACTCTTTGTTTAACTGCATCAATTAATGGCTCCAAACCTGGGATTGCGTCAAGGAATTTTCTACGTAGCTCTTGACCTAGCTGCTTCTTCTGAGCATCAGATAGCTCAGGTTTAAATGTGTGACCCATCTTCTGGTCACCAGCACCGTAGATGAATGCATAAGTCAGTGACTTAACTTCTTTGCGGGTGCAGCCCACACGGTCAGCATTCTGCTGATGAATATCACCGTTCAGCACAACGTCAGCAAAAGCGCCATCGTCAAACCTAGATAGGTAATGACCAAGGCAACGTAGCTCCAGACCTTCAAGGTCAGCGCCGACCATCACGTGGCCAGGGTGAGGAACGAATAGCTCACGTGCCCAAGGTGCAGATACAACCTGACCTAGGTTCGGACCACGGTGTGCATTGCGACCTGTCTGTGTAGCAAGGCTGCAGCTGTGATGAATGCAGCCATCATCTTCAATAGTATTGAACCAAGAGTTCGTACCTTCAGACAACTGACCCAGCCACTTCTGCAGTGTCAGCAATTTGATGAATGAATCGCAGGCATCAGCAAGCTTATTGTTATCTTGTGAGATTGCAAGGTCACGGATCTCACTGAGGCAAGCTTCATCAACCTTAGGTTTACCTGTATCGGTGAGCTTAGTAAAGCGTGCACCTAAGAATGTTTGTAGTGCCCAAGCGCAATGCTGACGACTTGTTGGATTGAAGTCCAACAGTTTTGTCATAGGCGCTCCACTAATGTATCCCTGCTTTTTATTTGTACGCTTCGGTGTAAAAACCTTCCCGGGCGTATACGGGAACATCTCCTTGAGGGAGGAGGACAATTCCTCGAATTCAACTGACAATCGTTCACGTACACGCTCAGCAGCAGCGACGTCAAAACGGAAACCACTTCTCTCCTGTTGCGCCATTAATAGCGCCATATCCATTTCTAATTTAACGCAATCAAGCATAGTCATTACATCTCCTCTGCATCAGTTCGTATAGTTTGAGTGTCACTTCTGTATCTTGAATACAGTAATCAAGCATCTCTGGAGTGTACTTATCCCAAGCACCATCGTGCTTACCATAGTCACCCTTAAAGCACTTAAGTCTGTGGCCCCAAGCCTCTAGGGAGTGACGGCCATAGAGTCTCTGAGGCATTCCAATAGGACGACGCTCGAAGTCCCTATCGCTAATGTGAGGATAGAAAAGCCGACTAAGAACAAGCGTGTCGATAATTTGACCTCGAGGATTGAAGTCATATAACTCTTGAATCAAAGGAATATCATAGCTAGCGATATTGTGACCAACGAGTACGTCAGCAGTACGTAACTGTTCAATACCAATGTCAAGATTGTCTTTGACTTTATCCCATATAAGTGTCTCATTAGTATCTACATTGCGTGCAACAATGCAGTGCAGCTGTGAGCCCTGACGCAGAAGGCCAGTGGATTCAAGGTCAAAGAGTAATGTGGTCTGGGTCATTGTGTTGCTCATCATATTTTTCAGGACTGATGCCATCTGCTTCTGCCGGACTGAATGTGTAGAGGTCTTTGTCTTTAAACTCTTCTTCTCTGTCTTGGTTGTTTGTGGCAAATCTTTCGTCTTCATCTTCAAATAGTGGTTCAATAGAAATTAATAGTTCTCTGGCTAATCGAGCTGCTCTTCTAAATTCATCTTTGTAGTATGGTTCCCATTCGTGTGCAAGCACTACAATTTTTTTAATACCCATTAGGTACAACTGAAAGACAGATGCACTGAATGGATATCGTGTAGTGTAAACAGTAGACCCTGCAGTTGGAGTACCACGCTTGCAAGCAGTTGCAATTGCATATGTTAAGCAATCAATTTCTACTTTGCATTCCGCAAGAATACTCCGGCCATCACCAATAATCTCTTTGTCTCTAACAATTACACAGCCACCAGTAGCAATAGGATGATTAGACCCTGTTGCTATTTGCTTGGCAATACTCATAAAGTATCGTTCTTTATTAGGTATAAAAGTAGGGTCGTAGAAAGTCTTATGCGCTTTCATATCTCACGATTCTATTTGTTCTTCTTTATAGTAAGAAAGAAACTTAGAAAATGAGACATGGCCTATTCAAATTTTGATGATTTTGAATACAACAATGATGAAGACAAATATCGTATAGTCGTTGATGACAATACAGTCTACAGGTTTAAAGATGAGGATGTCATCAATATGGTTGACAGCCCTGCACATTACACACGGGGTCGAGTTGAAGCAATCGATGTAATCGAAGATGCAATTCAAGATGCACCTACACCTAGTGAAGGTATGCTTCAAGCTCAAGTGCTGAAGTATATGTTGCGTCTATGGCTTAAAGAAAAGCCAGAT